TTAAGCCAGGTGTAATAGGTAGCGGAAAGTTTGATACAGACCCGATAATTGTTGTAGCTAACATACAGACTTTGAGTAAGAAAATGAAAGAAATTTCAAAAATGTTTGGAACAATTATTTTGGACGAAATGCACCACGTAAGCGCACCTACATTTTCGGGAATCATCGACAAGTGCAGTGCTAGATATAAAATAGGACTAAGTGGTACCTTACAGCGTAAGGACGGGAAACACGTTATATTTAATGATTATTTTGGGTTTGATGTACATCAGCCTCCAAAAGAAAATTATATGCCTCCTAGGATTATGGCTGTTAAGTGTGATACTAGATTCCCCGACAGTGCTAAAATACCCTGGGCTAGAAGAGTTAATGCCGTAGCATACGACGAGAATTACCAAAAATTCATCTCTCAACTAGCTTCTGTATATGCCGCAAAAGGACACAAAGTCTTGGTAGTAAGTGATAGGGTCCAATTCTTAAACAAGTGCACCGAACTGACTGGAAATAATGCGATATGTATTACAGGAGAGCTACCACATGAGCAAAGGGAAGAAGAACTACAAAAGATTAAGGATGGAACGGCAGATATCCTATATGGATCGCAGAGCATCTTTAGTGAGGGTATATCAGTTAATGAGCTTAGTTGTCTCATTCTGGGTACTCCAATTAATAATGAGCCTTTATTGACACAGTTAATAGGTAGAGTTATTAGAAAGATGGAAGGAAAGATACAACCCGTAATTTTAGATATTCACCTAAAAGGTAATACTGCGGCAAGGCAGGCAAAGTCTAGAATGGGGGTGTATATTAAGCAAGGCTACGAAATTAAAGTAGTAGCTAGTTAAAAATACTTCTTGACAAGAAGGTTAAATTCTTGTATAATATTTATATTCTGAATGAGGATTTTAATGATTTTCTTTGACTGGGAAAAGTTAGTTGCTTTAAGCAATGGTAAACCTAAAAATATGATTCGTATATTGGCAATACATACCTATGGTATTAAGATGCCAAGAAAGAAGAAGTATTTATCAAGGTTCTTTGGACACAACTTAGCAGGAGATAGTTATTTATTAAACCCTAAAGGAATATTTAAAAACAAGCTTCAAGTATCTTTCGAGGACATGGTTATGTATATACATGTAGCAAGTCTTAGAAACTACTTAGATTATGAATGGCAAGGCGTAAAAACCTTACCGTTGAGATATACAGAGATAGATCGGATAGACCTAGAAGAGAATCCTCTACTAGAGATAGATGATCAAGATAATATAAAATTTTACTACGAGGAAGAAAAATATGGCAATTAAATTTGGCAATGTAACAGGAAAAGCAAAGAAGTCATCAGTTGATGCATACACTTATAAAGAAGGAAACAATGTTGTTCGCATGGTAGGGGACGTTCTACCTAGATATGTATATTGGGTAACAACATCAGATGGAAAGAGAGTACCGATGGAGTGCTTAGGTTTCGATAGAGATAAAGAACAGTTTACTAATATTGAGAAAGATTGGGTACGTCATTACCATCCAGATATGAAATGTTCATGGGCGTATGCAGTACAGTGTATCGATCCAGACGATGGAAAGGTTAAAGTGTTAAACCTAAAGAAGAAGTTATTTGAATCAGTAATGGTAGCGGCAGAGGATTTAGGTGACCCTACAGATCCAATGACCGGTTGGGACTTAGCCTTTAAGAAACAAAAGACTGGACCTCTACCTTTTAATGTAGAGTACACGCTACAAGTACTAAAGTGCAAGGTTAGACCTTTAGATGCCAAAGAGCTAGAAGCCACTAAAGAACTACCTAACATTGATGACGTTATCTCTCGACCTACTCCAGAAATTCAGAAAGAGTTCATTGAAACTAGAATCTTGGATAACAGTACAACAAGCATGCCGTCAGAAGTTGCAGAGGAAGTAGCCGAGCTACTATAAGTTTTTAAAGCAAAGAAGCCCCAAACGTATTGGGGCTTTTTTATCGACCAAAGGAATAACCAATGAAAATTTTGTTCAGCGCCGACTGGCACATCAAGTTAGGACAGAAAAATGTTCCACGTGAGTGGGCAACTAATAGATATAAACTTTTATTTACAGAACTATGTAAACTAGAAAAAACTGCAGACCTTCATGTTATAGGCGGGGACCTATTTGATAGGATGCCTACCTTAGATGAGTTAAGTCTATACTTTAGTTACATACGAGATATTAGTGTAGAAACATTAATATACCCTGGTAACCATGAAGCCTTAAAAAAGAACACAACATTCTTAACTAACTTAAAAGAAGTAACTAAAGCTATAAATCCTTTAGTTACAATTATTGACGACTACTATAAAATAGAAGATATGGATTTTATTCCGTATAATAGATTGAAAGAGTTTGACCCATCAGATTTTGAGGGCAGGACTTTATTCACTCATGTTAGAGGAGAGATACCTCCACACGTAACCCCTGAAATTGACTTGAAGAAGTTAGAAAGATGGGAGTTAGTAATTGCAGGAGACTTACATTCTCACTCAAACTCTCAAGCTAATATAGTGTATCCAGGTAGTCCTGTGACTACATCATTTCATAGAAACCCAGTAGATACTGGAGTACTGCTATTTGATAGTGACACATTGGATTGGTCTTGGTTGGCATTAAAATTACCACAGCTTATTAGGCAGACGGTAAGTCACCCAGATCAAATGATAAAAACTAATTATCATCATACTATTTATGAACTAGAAGGCGATGTATCTGAGCTAGTAAAAGTAGATAAGGATAATGAATTATTAGATAAAAAACTTATTAAAAGGAACAATGACTCGGCATTAATACTAACAGCAGAAATGACTTTAGAAGATGAATTATCAGAGTACCTTCAATATATTATGGGTTTAAATGAAAAGAAAATTAAAGAAGTATTAGGAGTGTTTCATGATTATACTTAAAACATTAAAATGGTCTAATTGTTTTTCCTATGGGGATAACAATACTTTAGACTTAGAGGAAGGATTAATTGTACAACTAGTAGGTACCAATGGAACAGGTAAGAGTTCTATACCCCTATTAATAGAAGAGGCACTGTTTAATAAAAACTCAAAAGGTATTAAGAAAGTAGATATTGCTAATAGAAACAGAGATGAGAAAGGATACAGTATACATCTAACCTTTGAAGTAGATAAGAAAGGGTACTCTGTTAAAGTAGATAGAAAGTCCGGACTTAAAGTACTATTAGAATGTGATGGCGAAGATATATCATCCCATACCGCAACTAATACTTTTAAAACTATACAACATATTATAGGGTTAGATTTCAAAACCTTTAGTCAATTAGTATATCAAAGTACCACTAGTTCCTTACAGTTTCTTACTGCTACAGATACTAATAGGAAAAAGTTCCTTATCGAGTTATTAAACTTAGATAACTACTTAACTTTATTTGATAACTTTAAAACTGCCCACAAAGACGCCACTAATGAGGTGTCAGAGATACGCGGTAGTATAGAGACTATTAAGGCTTGGATAAGTAGTAACCCTATAAAGAGTACTACAAAAAAGAAACTATTAGATATCCCAAGTACCCCTGAAGATATAATAGCAGAAAGAGCTTTGATACAATCTAAGCTGGATAATATATTAACAATAAACAACAAGATTAACCTAAATAATCAATATATATCCAAAATATCTGAAATATCTACTGAAGATATAACTAAAGAGATAGACAAACCAGAAGGAGATATGACTGCAATAAACTCTGAGTTTGTTACTATTAAGACCATTATAGCACAAGCAAACAATGTTCTCACAAAAATGGCTGCTTTAGGCGATATATGCCCTACGTGCCTTCAAGATATAGATAGCGATATAGTAGACCAATTAGTATCTAAGCAAAGAGTTATAGTTGACTCTAATAAAGACAAGCAAGTAGAGCTACAAGACGCAGGTATTGAGTTAAAAAGTAAACTTGCAGAGTATGCTGGGCAGCATAAGAAGATAGAGGAGTTCGAAAAATTATCTAGCTTAATTGACTCAGACCTACCTAAAGTTACGGAAGATAAGCTAGAGCTAGAGGCAGAAATTTCTGAGCTAACTCAAGAAATCAATAGTAAACAAAAAGAAATTACTAGAGTAACTAATAGTAATACTGATATTACTAAATATAATACAGAATTAAATTATCTTATTGGACAAGTAAAAGAGTTTAAGTTAAAACTACTTAAAGAGGAGACTAGCCTAAGAAAAACTAATGAAGTATACGCTAATTTGGAAGTATTAAAGAAAGCGTTCAGTACTAATGGGTTGGTAGCTTATAAAATTGAAAATCTAGTTAAAGACTTAGAGGACTTAGTAAATCAATATCTTGCCGAGTTATCGGATGGAAGATTTGGATTAGAGTTTGTAGTTAGCAATGATAAGTTAAATGTTGTTATATCAGATGAAGGTAAGACAATAGATATTCTCGCTTTAAGTAGTGGAGAGTTAGCTAGAGTTAATACTTCCACGCTATTAGCAATAAGAAAACTAATGAGTACACTATCTAAATCTAAAATTAATGTATTATTCTTAGATGAAGTAATAGGAGTATTAGATGAGGAAGGTAGAGAAAGATTAATCGAAGTATTATTAAAAGAACACGAACTAAACACCTTCTTAGTATCACACGGGTGGTCTCATCCTTTATTAAATAAGATAAATGTGCTTAAAGAAGAAAAAATATCGAGGTTAGAATGGCAGTAGCAAATAAAAGCAAGGCGAAAGGAACCAGGGCCGAGTCGGCCGTGTGTGTAGTTTTACGAAAAGCCACCGGATGGAATTGGGAAAGAATCCCATTATCTGGTGCGCTGGATGCTAAGCACGGGCTAAAAGGTGATGTGTATATTCCGAAAGAATTAATGAAATATAGTGTGGAAGTAAAGCACTATAAAGACGATCATCTTAATAGTAGGTTACTTACTGGTAAAACCCCCCAAATTGTGGAATGGTGGAATCAAACTTTAAGAGAGCAG